GTATGATTGGAATACAACCAGTAATTTAACTTCTGGGTTGCTAAATATCTTTTATTTGGACGATATGGCCGATGCATTTGATAGAGGATCGCTAAAGATAACGCCTGACCTTCAAGCATTTTTGGATGAGAAACTCCAAGTTGTTTTGCATGCTGCACGCGAGAAATACCCCTATGATAAATTATTGGATGATGTATCCATAGTAAATAAGATTTGTAGTTTCCGAAACTTATTCAAAGGTGCTCGTTATGGAGGGTTTCACCACGACAGACAACTTGGAAATATTCTCCACTATCGCAAAGTTTACCCCGAATACAAAGAGTTATGGGACGAATGGTTTGAGATTCGTGCAACTGTATTCCCAGCGTATATGCTGGGGGAATATGGCGGTTGGACGGGTATCCGCAAAGAGCGGAAAAAACTCTGGGTACAGAAAGGATTGACGGGCGTTGAAATTTCATAAGGTACGTCTATTGCAATCAGGAAGACAAATTGAACTGTATTTGGATTGGCAGAAGATAGAAGGAGTGCGTTCAGTAAAGTTGGATGTTGACACAGAAGGCGTCACAGAAATTACTGTAAAGTTCATAGCCGTTGATGTGGAGGCGGATATTGAAGATGAAAGTGCTAGTTAACATTCGCGGTTGCAATGGCGCAGGTAAATCCACGATCCCGATGTCTATGCTTGATGACCCTGACTTAGAAGTCTATGACTCGAAGAAGGGATGGAGTTTGACTCTGTTCCCGAGTTACGGTTGGTTGGCCCTCGGCAAGTATAAGACAAAAACGGGCGGTATGGATACGATATCAACGAAGGCTCAAAAGTTCGAGGCTCTTGAATATGCATGGACGGAATATCCTGATTTTGATATCATCATGGAAGGGGTCATTGATTCAACGATCCGTTCTACATACATCGATCTCTTCACGGATTATGAAAATCGGGTGTTGGCTGGAGAAATAACCCCGCCCCGCAAAATAATCGTTCTCAACTTCCTGCCGCCCGTTGAAGTGTGCGTGCAACGTGTTTTAGAACGTAATGGGGGCGTACCCGTCAAGGCAGAGCAGATTGAATCGAAGTGGAAAACGGTTATGAGAAACGTGCAATATTTTCGCGAAGCTGGAATCACGACTTTAAAGTATGACACGTCCAAAATCCCGCGAGAGTTAATGCTAGATAAATTCTTCCAAATTGTGGATAAGTATAGGGGTGAATAAGTTGAAACTGGTGCTGATAAATGGTTATCCAGGCAGCGGTAAAGACACCTTTGTCGAACTTTGCGAAAAATTTGCTGAGATATGGGAAGCCCACTCAAGTGACCCTGCGAAACAAGCTTTACGTGATTTAGGCTGGGATGGCGAGAAGTCTGAAAAAATCCGCGCGGTACTTGCCTATTTGGTGAAAATCTCTTATGCTTTTAACAAGCCGCAAGAGTATTTAAAAGATATTATTGACGTCGCAAAAATTTGTGGTAAAGAGATAGTATTCTATCACGTCCGCGAGCCAGAGAATTTAGCCAAGTTTAAACAAATTTATCCGAACGCGGTCACCCTCTTTATCGACCGAGACATTGCTAGGGCTGAGTATTCAAACGCCTCAGACAACAACGTTGAGAATTTTGATTATGATGTAGTGATACCAAATAATGGTGACTTGATAGAGTTGGAGGGTTATGCAAAAAGTTTCATGCGAGTTATGAAGGAGGTTAAATCGTGTATCTGAATACAATAACAGCAACTGAAGCATTCGACGCCTTATTTGAGATTCTTAGCAAGCAGAATCTTAATATGCCCTCTCGGGCGGGTACAGTCGTGGGGGAGATCTTAAATGCCCACGTTGAAATCGCAGACCCGACTCGAGGTATCGTGCAATCTAAGATACGTAAGATGCCAATACGGTACGCGGTAGGGGAATTGCTCTGGTATCTGTCGGGGTCAAATAAGGTTACAGACATTGCTAAGTACTCCAGCTTTTGGGAAGATTTGACAGACGATGGGGAAACCCTCAACAGTGCTTACGGACATAGAATTCTCCATAAATTTGGCTTTAACCAGTGGGAGCACGTTAAAAAGTTACTGACAAAAGACCCGTACAGCCGTCAAGCGGTTATCCATATCAAAGACCCAAGCCCAATACCGTCTAAGGATGTGCCGTGTACAATTGCACTACAATTCCATATCCGTCAAGGAGTGCTGTCCTTAACAACGTATATGCGCTCAAACGATATATGGCTAGGGTTTCCGTTTGATGTGTTCGCATTCACCGCTATGCAAGTCAAAATGGCTATGGAGTTAGGGGTCGAACTCGGGACATATACCCACATCGCTGGTTCTTTACATCTTTATGGGAAGGACGCTGAGAAAGTTGCGAGATCAAGTCAAAGTTCAGATTAAAGTGCGTAGCAAAGAAAAAGTTGGATGGGCCCACCTTGCCTATATACCCAGAGAGCTGAAAGAGGAGTTTGAACGACTCTTTAGTTGGAGAGGCTGGACGATAAATGATTGGTTGGATAAGTGGGCAAAAGAAGATTTTGGTATCAAACGAATCGAGACTTGGGACGATTTGCAAACGTTGAGAAAAGCGATCCGCGATTATTATGGGGCCAAATACCCTGAAATCCTTGACGACTCCGAATGGGATAAACACGGGTGGACGCGCTTATGGACTTTAAATCACTACAAAAAAGAGATCGAAAATGCAGACCTTATAAAACGACGTCTCCACAAAGGATTGATGTAAATGTTACCAAGAATCGTCGCCGTGGATTTTGACGGCACATTAGTCGAAGACAAGTTTCCTGAGATTGGTAGACCAAACGTAACTCTTTTCAAGGCTTTAAAAAGATGGCAAACTGAGGGAGTAAAAGTCATTCTTTGGACTTGCAGAAACAACGATGCACTTGAAGCTGCGGTTAAATTTTGTAGAGATATGGGACTGGAATTCGACGCTGTTAATGAGAACCTGCCCGAAGTCAAAGAGCTGTATGGAGGAGATACCCGCAAAGTGTTCGCAGACCTTTACATCGATGATAAGGCGATCGATTATGCCTTTAGAGAAACAGCTGCAAAAACGGGTCATTGATTGGATCAACAGTTTGGAAGGCGGTATTGCCGAAAATGTTATGGGCAACGCCTTCCAATTCGGCAGACCCGATGTAAATGCCTGCTATAAGGGGCGTTGCGTACGGATCGAATTAAAAAGCCCCGACCACGGGAATAAACCCTCCACAGCGCAAAAAATCAACCTAAAGCAATGGCGTCGAGCGGGAGCAGTCGCCTTTACTGCCTATTCTCTCGAAGAAGTCAAAGAAATGTTCCAAAAAATAGACAGAGGAGAGATTTAATTGAATAAATGGTACATCTACCGTAACCCGCAAACAAATGCGGAAATTCGTTTAATGAAGCCGCGAGATTGCTGGAGTGAAGAAGAATGCAGCAAATATGAAGGGTTTGTGTTAGTGTCTGTTATTGACACGACCATACCCCCTGAAATCAAGAAGAAAGTTGGTGGGAATTGATGAAGCACACATTTGAAATCCTTGTTGGTACAAGTCAAGGAATTTTTACCTACTGGGTGGACACAGACTTCAATCTGCTGGAGCAGTACAAGACCGCCCTCATCCTCGGATCGGGTGCAATTACTTGGGAGGAAGGTGCATTGGATCGTAATCAAGTTGTAGGAATCTTTGATAGAACTCTAAAGGAGACGCGCGATGAAGAAGAACCCAAACAGGGATACAAAACCCTTTAAGTTCCATACAAAACCTTGGAAACACCAGATGGAAGCTCTGAAATTCCTCTACCCGAGGAATTTTGGAGCTTTATATACCGATATGGGTAGCGGCAAAACGAAGATCATGATTGACCTTATTGTTAACCGAGGATTTAAGAGAACGCTTATTGTTGCTCCGAAAAAAGTATGTAGCGTATGGCCTACTCAATTCCAAGCTCACGCGCCTAACGAGCCTATCAAGGTGATAGACGTGTCGAATACTCCTACCAAGTCGAAGGCTGGGAAGGTTTTAGAAAATGTCTCTGCGAGCCATTCTCACCAAATAGTCATAGTGGTTAACTATGATTCGATATGGCGGGAGCCTTTTAAGAAGTTTATCCTCAATTTTCCGTTGGACGCGGTTATCTGCGATGAAAGCCATCGGATAAAGAGTCCAGGCAGTAAGTGCAGCCGTATGCTGAGTCAGTTAGGTAAGCGCGTTGAAAATCGATTCTTAATGACGGGCACGCCGTTAGCCCAGTCACCGCTAGATATATATGCACAGTACAGATTTTTACAGCCCAAAATTTTCGGAACAAACTTCTATGCTTTCCGCGAGCGGTATGCTAACATGATTCTACTACCTAACGGTGTACCGATCCTCGACAAAAGGAATCCGTACAAAAATCAAGATGAATTGCACGAAAAAATGTTCTCTTGCGCATTCAAAATGGACGTAGAGCACAGCCTACCCGAAACGCAAGACATATTCGTGGAGTTTGAATTGTCCCCCAAAGCCCAGAAATATTACCAACAGATGAAGAAAGAAGGCGCGCTGGAGCTGAAGCAAGGCGATGTTGCCGCGGGTAATGTCCTTGCGATTATAACCCGCCTTCAACAAATTGTGAGTGGTTATTTACCCGTCATTGATGAAGATAACAAAACCAAAATCGTCAATATTGACGATAGCCGTCGGATTGCTTTGAAAGAGCTGATTGAAGATATACCGCCTGATGAGCCTATCGTCATATTCGCAAAATACCGTAAAGACATAAAAGACATTATTGCGATGTTAGAAGATATGGGAAGAACCAGCTCAGAGTTGTCGGGCAGAGCCGATACCCTCAAGGATTGGTTGAAGGGTAAAGCACAAATTCTTGTCGTACAAATATCGTCGGGTGCGGAGGGGATTGACTTAACCCGAGCGAAGTACAATATCTATTACACACCAACCCATTCGCTATCTCAGTATCTTCAAAGCCGTAAACGTACCCATAGACCAGGGCAAACTCGACCCGTAGTGTATTATAAGTTGGTCGCGAAGTTGAAGAAGGGTAAATCCATTGATGAAATCATATACCATAACTTAGATCGTAATCAAGAAGTCATTGATTATATAATGCAAGAAGGCACCCTGTAGAGGGTGCCTGTTTAATTATTCTTTGGTGCTACCTGACCGCGGGTTAAAGGCCAGCTCATAAAGACCCGTTGAAGCAAGACCCGCGAGACCTCCGCCCCACAGACGTAAGACCCAATCGAGATCGGTTAAGGGCGTTGCCGCATACCCGAGGACTAACCCGAGAATCAAAGCGATCAACGGTACCAGATTTTTCGGCATTTTAACAGATGCCTTCACAAGTTGTGTCAGAGCCGTTACGAATGGAAGAATAACAGTTGCAAACGTGAGAATCTCAGTCATCACTTTCACCCCCCTTTCAAAATAAAGTGTTCCAAGTTTGTTTGCCTACTATGCCGTCAACTTTTAGTCCGTGACGTTTTTGATAGGCTTTTACGGCAGCCTCTGTTTTTGGACCAAAAATCCCGTCGGCAGTAATCCCGAGAGCGCGTTGAATCCGCTTCACGTCCTTACCTTTGCTGCCTTTTTGGATTAAATGACCAGGATATGGAACGATTGCGGCTGGTTTGGTAGATATTACCTCATTCAATTTAGCCATGGTCTGCGGGCCAACTAGCCCATCAACCTTTAATCCGTGGCGAGCCTGAAACGCTTTTACCGCGTATAAAGTTTCATCTCCAAAGTCTCCGTCAGCCCCATATCGCGGGAGCTTTTCACCCGCTTTAAGTAGTTTTTCTTGTAGAGCTTTAACTGCAGACCCTTTATCGCCAAGCTTCAGAACATTGCTGCTTGGTTTATTATCGACAGATTTAAACGTCGGTCTCCAGCCTTTAGCCAAATCTTCCCAAGTATGACCTTGGGTATATTCAAGATGACCCCAGTCTTTGAAGGACTTCCAGTCACCACCCCAGTCAAACCCGAGGGATTTGCCGATGGCGCCGACGCGTTTCCATTGGTCGTCAACTTTCCATTGAGCCTTACCATCTTTAGTTAGTATCAAGAAGTCAACCGCTAAGCCATAATTGTGTACGCTTTGCCCGCCCTTGGCATTAGTTACAATAGACCCAGGGGCTGTGCGACCCTTAGCGTACAGGGCATCTTGTTCTGCAAAAGAGCGAAAACCCGAGATAATCTCGACATAGATTCCTTCTTTGTAAGCCCGCTTAACAACTTCCAGAGCCAATTCCTTGATGTGAGGATCAACCGCGCCCATGTTCTTAACGCTTACATCTAACAAATGTTGAAGATCCATCAATCATACCTCCTTAGAAATAGCTTTTTATAATACCGAGGATAACTGCCCCGATTATCAACGTAGTAATCCAAAAAACGATCTTATCCAGCTTGTTCAATCGTTCTTGGGAGTTCTTCTGGGAGTTCTCCAGACTGGTTATACGCCTTTCATGCCTATCCACTTTATCGTCCAGAGCCTTCAAAGAACGTAACTCAGTCATGACTTCCCGAATATCAAGCCGCACTTGTGTGATTTGTTCCATGACTTCTTTGGTTGTATCTTCGTTCATGATGTGCCCCCAATTTGCGCCCTCAAATCAGCGATCTCAGCTTTCAGACTCGCAATATCTGCACTCTGTTGTTCATCCACTTTGATATACTCATAGATTGCCAACTTTACCGCCCCGCATAGAATGTTATCCCTGAAAGCGACGTATAATTAGTACCGCCGTTGACGACATAAACATTACCATCTGGCGTAACCTCGATACGTGGCACGTAATCAATGTTCGATTGCGTCGTCCCAAAGTATTCCGCATATTGCGGACGGTAGCCTGCCGGCAGCGTAAACACAGTATTGTATCCCTGCGTGCCACCACCGACTAAACCGCGTAAGTGGACAAACCCCATCGGGTCTTTCATGTACTGAACAGGGAAACTCGATGCATTATAAGCGCTCCACCCATTTTGAAAGGTTGTGACCGTATGCCATGCTTCTGTTTTTATCCCTTTTAGAAACTCAGCCAATGCACGTATTTCAATCCAGTCATCTTGTGAGTCTATATATCCTTTTTGAGTTTCTGTATCAACCCCCATAACGATGCATACATACTTCGATGGTGAAAGTGGGTCACCCACGCCAAACTGAACGGAATAATTGTTGTATATTGAAAAAAACGTGCCATCGACGATTTCTGCATGACCAGCATCCATAATAAGGTAATGGATGCCATCATCTGACTGATACCGTACGCCCGTGATGTTGCCGGATGTGACATTACCGAGATTGGCAGAAATGGCGGACAACGTGGAGACATTGAGTTTACTGGCGTCGATAGAATCCGCAGCGATCCGACTTGCACTGATATAACCGCTCGTGATTTTAGAAGCATCTAAGCTGTCAATTTTCGCGTTGGTTATAGCCGCATCAGCGATCTTCGCAGAAGTTATAGCCGCATCAGCAATTTGGGCTGTCCCTACAGCTGCAGCTGCAATTTTGGCGTTGGTTATAGCTGCATCTTGAATTTTTGCACTTGTGATAGCTGCATCCGCTATTAAAGCCGTTGTAATTGACCCTGTCTGGATTTTAGCGGTATCAATAGATGCGTTGGCAACTTTGGCGTTTGTTACTGACTCATCTTGAAGTTCATCTGTACCTACAGCACCATCGGCAATCTTTGGATTTGTAATGGCCCCATCCGTAATGCCTTCAGAGTGAACCCCATTCTCATCCATAAGTATCGTCGTGCCGTCTGCTCCGCGAACCCGAAAACCGTAAACTGTTCCATCACCATTAACATCGCCAAGACTGACTCTCTCAACAGGGGTTGATTGGTTATCGAATACTTGCAAACGGTTGTTAGAGATTCTCAGCTTGCCGTTTGTTCCTTGAACGGTTACTTTGGATGTGTCGATTGAACCCGATATGATTTTATTCGCGGTTATGTTCGCGATCTTCGCATCAGTGATGCTTGCATCCGCAATATGCGCTGTGCTGATTGCTGCATCTTGGATTTTTGCGCTTGTGATAGCCCCGTCGGCTATCAAAGAAGTTGTGATGGCTGCAGTATCAATCTGCGCTGTACCGACCGCTGCATTTTGAATCTTAGCCGAGCTTATTGACGCATCCGCAATCTTTGCCTCTGTTATAGCCGCATCTTGAATTTGTGCTGTTTCGATAGCGGCAGTTGCAATCTTTGCATTGGTGATTGCAGCATCTTCAATCTTTGCTTCTGTTATAGCAGCATCTTGGATTTTTGCTGAATCTATGGCCGCGTTTGCTATTAGAGCATTAGTAATAGCGGCATCTTGGATTTTAGCGGTTGTAATGCTAGCGTCTATGATGTGAGCAGTATTTATAGACGCGTCCTGAATCTTTGCTGATGTAATAGCAGCATCCGCTATTTTAGCAGTTGTGACTGATAAATCTTTAATCATCGCTGTATCTACAATTAAATTATCAATCCGTGCTATTGTAGCTTCCAAGTCGTATTGAAGATTCTTAACAGCATCACTAATTGTTCCGCCAGAATCGAATTGATTCTTGGTCTCTGTCTCGCCTTCAGATTCAATCGTTGCGGTTAGCCCTCCGCTGTAATTCAAGGTTAAGCTCATAACGGGTATAGTATAAGATACGTCATCCAAATCCGTTAATGTCACAATATCGCCGCAATCCGTTGCAGGGTTGCCTTGATAAGTCACTGTCGACGGGTTGTAAGAAAACCCATTTAATCTATTGTATATGTCTGTT